AATTCCTAAAAATATCTTGCATAAATCTTTAACCACGTTATACTTACGAAAGTATGCGTATAAAACCTGAGAAACTGATAACCTATATTGTCGAACCCTAATTTCACCGGATGACTGTTGCCGCTGTCGGCGAGAACTATAGCGTCCTCAGCGAGGTGGTACGAAGTCAGTACCGCGGTATCTATCCATATATTCGTGCCGGTCTCCACTAACGTACCTGCGGTAAGGGCAAGCGAGCATATCGGCTCCTCGCAGCCGCCGGTACACGCTCCTGTCATCAAAAGAGAACCCGTTCCTGCCTGGTCTGCGAGTATGAGAAAACACAGCCTGTTCGCCTTGCTCTCGGAACCGACCAGTCCGTACTGAGGCAAACCGAGATTAAGGTCGCCCGACGTAACGCCCAGAGGAAAGGCGGTAGGGACAGTATCCGTACCGTCGCCGGTATAGACGAGCTTGTAACTCTGTATAGTAGTCTGTTCTGCGTTTTCAAGCGTCATACTACGAAATAATCTCCACTAACGCTGCCGTGCCTCGACCTCAGCCATTCGGAATGAAAATGCGGCCTCGGCTTGCCCTCGGCTCCGTCTCTCGACCTCGCCGACGGAAGGACTAATCCTTCGTATTCGTTTATAAGCTGCTCCTTCTTCTTCTCGTCACCGGCAAGTCCGATGACGACCTTGCTCGCAAGGTTCAGTGCCAGGGCGTGCTTTGCCTTGGCCGACCATTTATCGAGGTCTGTCTGCTTCCAGACATACTCGACGTAAACTATCTTATAGTCGCCGCCCTTGGACTCTATATTGCCCGCGGCTACGTCAACTGCTATCTGGGCGGCCTCGTTAGCGCCGGGAGTATCGGAGGTATGCGAGACGAGAACTTCGTAAGTCACCGAAGAAGACGTGAAGAACTGGCCGACGTAATAGGCCTTGCCCGAACTCCACGAAGGCGGCGAAGCACCTGCATCCGAATGGATATAGTCGCCCTTGACCTCCCACGCAGGGACACCGGCCTGGTTCCTGCTCACGTCGGAGCCTATGGAATTGTCAACAGTAAGAACCCTCGCACAGTCGGACGGCTTTGCGTATTTCCGGTCGTAACCGAATACGGGCCGGTCGGTATGCTCGTAGAGAATTACGTCCTTCTTGGCGAAGTTCCACGGATGGTCTTCGAGAACTTCGTTCATAGCTCCGGTGAAGTACCTTATGCACAATTCCGCCTGCTTCGACGTAGTATCGCCTTCGCTTACCTTATATGAGCCGAACAGTCCGAGAGCCTCGTTATAGAGAATTTCAGCGTCTGATAGTGCCATAATTACTCCTTATATCCTGGCGTCCGCTACGTGCTTTGTTTCTATCTGCAATTTCAGCTTGTTATATAATTCGGCAAGGTCAACCGGATTATTATGCTCGCACTTTACAAGCGGATGCGCTTTTATCTCATATCCCAATTCGGTAACTTTGCGGCAGAAGTAAATGTCCTCGCCTTCTTTTATCGACGGCCTGCCGCCTTCCTTGGACTGGTATGTCATCTTGAACCAGGGATAACCTACCATCAGAATGACTTCCATTCGCACTAATAACATACCTGCACCGCAGGCTTTGATAAGAAACGGCTTGTTGTCGGACGGCAATTCTTCGTGATACGGCAGTAGCTTTTCGTCGTCCAGGGATATATTCCAGTATAACCCGCCGTCGGTATAAAGAGGACTCAGGCCGACGGCTACACCGGCGTCAACCTCTAAGAGCCTGTCCAAAGCGTCAGGTTCGGGGCAGGTATCGGAGTCGAGGAACAGTATATGAGTCCAGTCCTGACATCGTTCCATCTGGTCTTCTATTAAGTTGTTTCTTGAATTTTCAGCGCTTACGGTCTTTATATGACCCCATGTAACATTAGGCCGCCTGTCAATAAAACCGCAGAAGTTCGCCGTGCCGATAGACATCTTCCCGTCCTTGGCTAACGGTGTAGCTAAAAATATTGTCGGGTTCGGTTTCTGTGATAATAATCGTTTAACCATAACAGTATTCTTCCTTCAAAATATGGGGGCGAGTTTTACCCCGCCCCCGTTAAAGTTAATCTTCGATGATGTAGAACGTCGCCAGTACAATTACTGTCGCTGCGTCTATATCAGCCGTTGCAAGACCGAGGTTCATAACCTGAGCCGACGTAGTAGCTCCGTCGGAGCAGGTGGACAGTGCCGGTACGAACTGCTGGGTCGCAGAAGTCATATCGGTAAAGGCACTTGTCGCCGAAACTGCAGTCGTTCCAAGCTCTGCCGTGGCCACGCAAGCCTCGCCGCCTCCGCTCTGGGCGAAGTACCAGCCGAGTATAATCGCCCCCTTGGGAATTACTCCCATCGAAAGCGTGCAGTCGGTATGCAGGGTATAGCCTGTAGCCACCGTATAGGTGTCGTACATTACCCTGAGCTTCGTTCCCCACTGGTTGGCGCCGTCGATTAAATCGGCAGGCCCCGCCGTCTTGCCCGTAACAACATTGTAATACTTGGTGTAATTAACACCATAAGCAGTTGATAGGTCAGTCATGGAACACCTCCTTTCTTAGATACATTCGATTTTGATAATCTTACATTCATCCATTCGGATAGCGTTCATGCCGCAACGAGCGGAAATTTGCCATATCTGCTTTCTGGGCAGCCAGTCAACGTTGAAAATCGGGGCTTCATGGCGGGCAAATAACATGGTTTCCTTGGTAAAGACAGGCAGTTCATAGACGCTCGTATCGGCGTCAACGTCGTTGCTTGAGCCTATGACAATCCGGTTGGTCTTAACGAACCGGAACCCCATATACTCGTTCACAACGCCGTTCACCAGCGACTTAATCATATTGGTGTCGATGGACTGCGTTTCGGCCTCTCTGAGCAGGTCGCTGCCCTGCTTCGGAGCTATGGCCACGTTGAACATGGCGTCAGGGTCGTTCTCAAGCTCTTCGAGCGCCTGTCTTGCGAGAATAAGTTTCTCTATTGTAAGACCCGTCGAAACTCCGCCTGCGGTGTAGTCGCTCTGAACGTCGTGGGCGATAGTCCTTCCGCCCGTAGTGATTCTCGTAGAATAAACGTACAGAGAGTCGTTCAGGGAAGCAGTGTCGTCGCCGGGGTTCTTGCCTGCCTTTACATCGGCGAAGAAAGCGTCGGTAATCGTAGCGTTCTCCTTCCTGATGACGGCCTTGGCGAGAGCCTTGATGTAGTCGGAAGTCGGGTCTGTGTGAAGGGCAATATCATCTTCTTTATCGACAAATATTCCTTTTCTTGCCCACTTGGGGAATATCCATCGCCTGTTGTGAGTCATATCCTCAATCGGGATGTCCTCGAACCGGGTCGCCTTGTCGTCAAGCTCAATATCGCCGAGGAAGTCGTAAGACTCGTACTCCCCTTCGATACGCTCTTCACGGACAAGACCCTGGTAGATAGGCCTTCTCTCCTGAAGGATATGCTCGTACCCTGCGGTAAAGGCATTGTAAAACGCCTCGGTATAACCGCTGGTAGCATTCGTGTTCGTATTAATGTCAGCCATTTTTGGGCCTCCAATAAAAGGTTAATCAAACTGTTCACGCTCAGGTTGTCTCTTATCGAGGCCGTCGCTTCCGCTTATCGTGCGGCTAACGAGTAGGCTTGACTACTATCAGGCGGGGTACGTGACTTATCCGCCCTTATTTGCTATCTGCATACATAACTCCAGATACCGTTTGTGCAGTTCCCTGTGCCTTGTCGGGTTCTTCAAATGGTCTTTCCAGTCAGGGTCGGCCATTATCTCCGCCCTTTCAGTCACGGGGTCTTTGGCCGGAGGGGGCGTACCAGCCGGTGCTATTACGCCCTCGGCGGTCTTGTTCTTAATGGCAAGCAGCATCTCTATAACGTCAGGGTCGCTTGCAAGACCCTTGGCTTCGAGCTTCCGGTAAATGCCGAGCTGGTCTGCCAGTATTCGGGCTTCGATGACAGCGTTCTTGTACTGTGTTTCGCCTCCCAGCTTCTTAACTAAAGCCGCTTTAGTTTCTTCTCTTGCCTTGTTTTCAGCTTCGTTAATCGCAGAGACAATATCCAGTTGAAACTGCACCGCCCCTTCCATCTGTTTCTGGGTATATCCTTCGGAATGCGCAAACTGCTTCCACTTGGTAACAAGCTCATCTTCGAGTATGTCACTTTCTATATTAAGCTCGTACTTGTCCGGTGTCTCAGGGCGGCCAAGGGTGTTCCAGACATCGTTCCACTTCTCAGGGTCGTCACTGTCGGGAATTACCAGATGCTTTCCCACGCCAACGAATTTCTCAAGGTCTTTATAGCTCTTGAGGGCATCGTCGAGAGAGTTCCATTTCTTCGCTTCCAGCAGCGACTTAATCTCGTCCGGCGCGGAGGCTCTCTGCTCTTCGGTCAAAGGCATCCACTTGGACGGCTCCGACACAGGGGCGTGAGCCTGCGCCTCTATCTTCGGTTCAGTCGATACGTCTAATAGTTCAGCCATTGTTTTCTTCCTTCTTAATATATCCTTCGTTCAAGTACCACATCACATCGAGGTACACTATTCTCTTTCCTTCTTCCACTAAAGTCTGCATCAGGTCTGGTGACTTTCTGCATATCGTGGTTCTGTGTACGTTGCACCTGCCCTCAAGAAACTTCATTAAAACCTTACCGTCGTCAGTGGCAAAAAGTCTCTTGAAAGCCTGTGTTATCAGCGCGTTTTCCTTGTCTCTCTCTATCATAAAGCACTCGCCAAACTTCCTTCGTCCGGTACGCCGGAAACATTTTTATAGGCCTTGCTCGCAGACTCGCCTATCTGGGCGGCTGCCGCGGCGTCCTCAAGCTGCTTTCGCTCCGCCCTTGCCGCTATCATCTGGTCGTAGTCGGTAAGGTTCTCGGCGGGCGCGCCGCCGGAAATCCATGCGTGCCTGATAACCTTGTCCATATCGACGTTCTCGAAGATGGGAGTAACCTCTGCATAAGGGGCATACTTCGCAAGGACAACTTCCTGCGCGTTTGCCTGCACGTTGCTCATCGCCAGTGCGAGCCGTCCCTGATAGACAACGTCGTAATCGAAATCGCCGGGCGGCTGAGGAATCCTGTTGTCCTTCTTCGACTTCAGCAGTAAGTCAAGCACCCTCGTCAGCATAGGCGAGAATATCTCGTTGGCCAAAGAAACCACCGCAGGCGTAGCGATAACCAGAAGCTCCTTTTCCCTTATCGCCGCCTCGGTCGCAGACATATTCCTGTGGTCGCCCATAGACTCGAACAGGTCGTTGAAGAATATCCTGAGGATAATCTCGCGCATCTCCCTTAAAACTTCGCCGTTTGCCTGTACGTTAATGCCCGAAACGTAAGGCTGAGGGAACTGGGCGCCGCTCCTTATGTAAATCATGCCCCTCGGCCCCGTTACCGGCTGGCCTATAACGCCGTCGTCCTCTGCCATCATAGGAGGGTTGTTGGCTATCTCGGCGGCCTCTATATAAGACCTTGCCATCCTGTTGAGCATACGGATATCGTCTATATACTCCATGGCAGGGCCGTAACCCATTATGCCGCCGGGAGTCCTCGCAAACCTCGCTACGAGATAAGGCAGATGCTCAAAACCTGAGTCTCCAGGCTTGCGGAACATGACTTTATCGGCTATACTGATATAGACAGAACCGACCTTCTTCGAGCCTACCTTCGTCTTATCGAAATCCCTGTTAGGCGCGCAGACGTGGACGAACTCGAACTTGTCAGTCAGTTTTTTGGCCTTGAGCGCCTTTCTTATAGACGGGCATTTATCGCAGTTTTCCTCGCCGAACTCCTGCAAGGCCTGCCTCGCATCGTAGAATATCTGGCGGTAAACAGTGTCAATCTCGCCCCTTGAGTTGGCGCTGAAGAACATATACCCGATATGATGAGACTTGAAGATAATATCGTCGTCTATCATCTCGACCGAAATGACGCCCGTTCCGAAGACTATCATAGACCTTATCGTAAGGAACATTTCACGCTCGAAGTTAGACCTCATAAGCTCGGCGTGCGTCTGGTTGGCGGCTATGGAAAGCCACTTCTGATATTCCGGCTGCTGGTTCAACTCGTACCTCTGGGCCTTGAAGCCGTGCCAGTGGGTGTTGGCGGGCATCAGGTATGTGAATATGCCGGAAGTCATTCTGTAAGCGCCTCTTACGGCGGTATCGTCGTACTTCTCAAGAGTCCTGAACTGCTCGTCCCTGCTCTGGGCGTTCATTACCTGCTGCTGTGCCGCAGGCCATACGAACTTGCCAGCCTCGCGGCGCTCATTGTCAGTGCGCGACTTGTCGGTGCGCGCCTCGGCGTACCGCTGAAGGATAACGTCAACCTCAGAGTTTTTCACGTTTATAGCTACCATTTATTCCCCCAAACGCTTCTTAAGTGCCGCTTGGATGCCCGACAGGAACGTTGACTGCCTGCCGCCCCTCGACAGAAGGCTTTTCCGCTCGCGCCTGCGGGCTTTCTCGGCGTCCTCGGTTACCATCTGGACGGGTTCAGGCTCAGGCTCCATCAGCGGTATCTTCGGCGTCTTGGGTTTTGAAAACACTCCGCTCATGAGTATTTCTCCTTTAATATCTCAAGCATACTTGCGAACATAGAGTCACGCACCCTGTCGAGAGGGTCAGCCTGCACAGGTTCGTCCTGCACAGGCATTTCCCCTTCTGCCGGTAAAACTCGCGGCGCCTGCTCGGTAAGCCTGCGCTCAACGTCAAGCCTCTGCAAATCACCCGCGTTAAATAGCGTAGTCATCTCACAGCCTCTCTGTCTTTTCACTTCTGCATCGGATACAAGTCGGATTCGTACTTCTGAATATAAGGTCACAGTCAAGGCATTTATACTTATCCGAAACATCTTTTTTCTTTACTTTCTTTACCGTTTTCTTTGCCATTATAAACCCCCAGTCTTATCGCAACTGATAATATTTCCACCAGTCCATCGTTGCCGTCTCCGTATCGTTGGTAGCGCCGAGCAGCGCTACCACCGGCGCCAAGGTAACGTCAGCAGGGAAGTCGGTTCCAGTGGCGTTAGGAACTGTTTTACCAGCCGCCTGTAAACTGCCGTTTATATAAAACGACAACACATTGTTCGATGTGTCGAATTTCATGCCGAGTTTTATATATGTATTGGCCGCCAAAGTCCCTACATCAGAATTAACCTCTACCGCCGTAACTGTATTAGCTTTGTAGGATGTGTCAAAGGCAGTAGTGTTGGCCTCAGGCTTATGAAATCCGACAAAATTAATATCTGCTATTGCGCTTGTCGCAGTAAGCGGAACAGTGGCAGTTTGTGCTGTAGAGTCCATTAACCCCCACAGCCAACCCTGTTCAGCAGTGGTAATAGTGGAAAACTTGACTCTTGTCTCCGCCCAGAAACTCCCCGCTCCTGATGTTATCTGGAACGGGGTCTGCTTGGTAGTAATCGAAACAGCCTGGTCGATATCGGTAAGAGATAATGTAATACCGCCGCCAGCGGCAGCGTCAGGAGTTATAGTAGCGCCCGCCCCGCCAAATAGCAGATAACGCCCCTGACCGGATATAATTGTCGTTATCGTCGGAGACAAACCAACATCAGTGAAGTC